TCTCATACAAACCTCACTAAAACAACCGCACCCACAATAAAAGGATAAACTGCCCACAGCATAGCTTCTAATCTATCGAATCTACGTGAGCCATCCTCTAATCTTTTTTCTATGTTTTCATAACGAATAGCACACTCTCTTTCGTGAACTTCTATTTTGTTTATTGCGGTTTTATCTGCCATTTATGATTTCTTTGGTCTGCCTGGCTTTCTTTTTACTCTTACTTCTTCGTAAGCTTCATTTATATCTGGTGTTGAATCATCATCACCGATATATTGCCCTTTGTTATTTCTAGCTCTTACTAATTTTCTTTCAGTGCCAGAGATAAAATCTACTACCTTTTTCCACCAACTCATTTGTCTTTTGCCCTTCCAACATTAAGTGCCAACCAATCTATGACTTTATATACTTTGCCTACCCAAACATCGTCTTTTGGTGTTGGAGTAAGACTTGCTATAAGACTACAACCCATAACAATCCATGGTACTATCTGTACCCATCTAACTAAATATTCAAAAAATTCTAACATTTATTTCTCCTTTATTACTTTCTCTGGTTCGCTTTCCAAAGATTGTAAGTTATCTGGTACATTTTGATTTAGCTCTTTTAGTTTTGCAACTACATGATCTTGTAGCTTTGCTAAAACTGGAAGTTCTTTACCGTTCCATGTACCTCTTCTACAAGAGTGATCTATCAATTGTAGAATGTTTGCAAAAAATTTTTTATCATCCATATTTTAACTACCCTCTAATGTAGCTATTCTAGCCTCTAGCTCTTGTATAGTTTTTACCAAGTTTGGCACTAGCACTGAATAATCTAACATCCACTTTTCTGTATCAGAACCTTCTGTGACACCTCTTGCATATTCTCCTATGTCATCAAAAGCCTGTTTATATGATTGTGCTCCAAAACCACACCCATTTGTAACTCCCTCGGATGGTCTTGTATATTTTATTGGTTCTAGTTTAGAAATTAGATTCCAACCATCAGCTGGTCCTGTAATTGTTTTATATCTTTCATCAGATTCTACTGCTAAAGAAATTGAATCTCCTGAGAGATCATAGTCTAATTTGGCTAAACTTGAGTTAGCATTTTTTCTATAAAATCGCATGAATCTGTAAAAAGAAGCGTCACCTGTATCTGAATCTAAAGCTAAAACTGCGTCATCATTATTGCCTGTTTTTCTAATATTACAGGCTTCATTCTCAAACATACCACCACTAAATCCTTGACCGACAAGCAAACCTTCACCAATTATAGACGCTCTTTCTGTACCACCTGTATCAAATCTGATTTTATCTTCGTCAGAGGATTCCTCACATTGAACTTTAGTGTCACCATCAGCGTCAGCTATTGATGTTGGTGTGCCAGCAGATACAGAGCCAAATGATAAAGCTCCACTTCCATTAGTTTTTAATACTTGATCAGCACTACCATCTGATGTTGGGAATGTATATGCTCCATTAAATTGCACAACTTGGCTTTCATTAACACCAATAGCTACATTAGAACCTACAGTGCTACCATTACCTATCAAAAGATCATCTGCCGAATCATCTAAACCAATATAAAAATCCTGAGCATTACCATCAAAAACTAATTTTGTATCTTCTTCACCTGCGTCACCTATAGTTAAAGTTGGTGTTGAGCCATTTATTACTACAGGACTTGCTATTGAAATACTAGATCCATCTGCTGATAAACTATCTAAAGCAATATCGCCAACGTTAGTAATATTTGCGTCATTAAAAGATGTAGCTCCAAAAGTATTTGAAGCAGCTGTTGATGTAATACCAGCTGCTGCTGTTATACCTCCGCCATCAGCTATTGTGATAGCGTTATCTCCATCTGTAAAACCTATATTTGCTGTTTGCACTTCACCACTTACTAATAAGTCGCCACCTACAGAAGCGTCATCTGTAACTGTTAAATCATCACTAACTTTTAAATCTACTGTTGATAAACTTGCAAAAGCGTCATTTACTGCTGCACCTGAGCCTGCACCATCTAGATAAACTACCTTAACATCTCCTGGACCAATAGTTACTGTAGATCCAGAACCTTGTTTTATTATTATGTTTTGACTACCTGATGTACCATTCTCTATAAAATGAACTCTCTTTAATGTATTTGGTCCTATTGTTATAGTACAAGCACTGTCTAATGTGCCTGTATATTTAATGTACATAGCTCTAGCTTCATCTGCTGAACCATCAGCTACAGTAGAAGCATGAGTATCTGCATTTGTTGTAATAGCCTCAGTACCAAAACCTAAACCCTCTCCAACTAATTCTAAATTTGTATTAGTAGAAGTACCCCATGTTCCAGCTTCATCACCTGTAGCTATTTCTTTTAATCTTAAATTGTTTACATACGTTGCCATAATTTTCCTTTGTTATGCCACCTCTTGCCAATCAGGCGTTTGAGATGTACTTATATTACTATAATTTGGTGTTTGTGAAGTATCTATTGCTCCCCAAACATTTACTCCACCTAAACTTAGAGCTAATGCGTCTAATGTTGTTATAGAAGAATTAGCGTCTGCAGTTACTGTTTCATCCCCTAATGATGTTGTTCCAGCAAAACCTGTAACTGATAAATTGTTATTTGTAATTAATGATTCATTACCTAGTGCTGAAGTTCCAACTAGTCCTGTAACTGCTACATTAGCTGCTGCTGTAACTGATTCATCACCTAAACCAGATGTAGCAACTACTGCACTAACACCTGAAACAGTGCTTATAGAAACTGATTCGTTTCCTAAAGCTGATGTACCAGCAACTCCAGTAACATCAACTGGTAAAGGATTACTCCAAGCACCTTCTCCCCAAGTGCCTCTACCCCAACCATTAATTATTGCCATAGTTAAGCTATTCTAATTATTGCATTTGAAGCGTCTGCTGTAGGAAACTGTATTGTAAAATCTCCAGCAGTAGAAGTTTTATCTGCTCCAAAATCTAAAACACAAACTGCAGGATCTCCTGAAGCAGTGTCATTAAATATTAAACAGCCTCTAGCTGTAACACTTGCATTACTAAAAGTTAAATCAGCAAAATCTGTAAGTGCTGTAGTGCTAGAAGTAGAGGGATCAACTCTAGTTAGAGAAGCTCCTTTAGCTGTATAGTTTGTACCACTAGCTTCATTAGAAGTAGTGTATGCTGTGGTAGAAGCGTCTAAGCTAGCTGAACTTGTATAAAGTGCTAGTTTAAAATCATTACCACCTGAGTTTTTAAAATTATGCACACCCTCTAAAAGTTCTTTTTTAAATGATGTACACATTGCTTGCGTTATCGCCATTATAATCTCCTTATAATTTCAGCCATATCTTTATGACCTTGTTTTTCTAATAAACCTGCCACAGTAGCTCTATCACTTGATACAGCTTGTTTCATATATAATAGAATTAAATTAGTTATTGATTCTTTAAAAGCTTCAGCTTGTGCTTTCACCATAGGATCAGCATTATCGCTTATTGATACTAATCTTTCTACTACTCTTTCTGTCCAATATTCAGGACTAAGACCTTTATTATGAGTTGTTTTTACTCCTATATCACCTACACCAGATTTAACATCTACATTAAACATTATGTTCTTCTAACTCTATAAACTCCATCTCTGTACTGTTCTCTTGTATTTTCACCCTCTCCTAAAGTTTTTAATCTAGCTAAAGCTTGATCATATCTTTTTTCATAAACTTGCATTAAATCAGGATCACCTTTCATATAAGTATAACCCTCTAACAAAGATCCGTATAGTAGAGCATTCTCAGCATTAGTTGATAACCATGTTGTACCACTATCTGCACCTGCAGTTATAGAAGTTGGTTTATAAAAATAATGTAATTCTGCGGTAAAAGTAGCATTAGGTGTAGGACCTAATATAAAAGTAGTATTATCAAATAAAGCATAGTGTTTTGGCACTCCTGTAGTTGAAGCGTTTGGATATGCTTCTCTTATAAAATTTACATCTTTGTATAATAAAAATTCTTGACTACTTGAATTGGTTATAGATAAAGAAAAATTATCTAAAAAATCTGATGGAGTATTTAAATATTTATTACCAGAAGTTACAGAACCCTCTACATTTTTTCTAAATACAGGTAACTTTACACTTTTAAGTATTCTAACCTCTGCTTGTTCTATGATCTTAGGTAAATCTGCAACAAAAGTTGTTTCAGTATTCTCTAAATAATTTTGTATTAAACTTTTTAATTCTGAATAGGTCATTCTATTACCACCTTAACTACTCCTGTTTCTCCACGTAAAATTATACCTGTGCTTGAAACTGGCTCAAAACCAAAATAAACTGTAGAATCTTTTTCTCCAGAATCTGGTCTAGGGTTAAATAAAGCCATTGGATCTGATGTATTTAATCTTCCCACTTGAAACTGAGGATGATCAGGATCAAAACAATCTGAACAAACTCTTAAACCATTTCTTGTTTCATCTTCTACTTCATATTTAAGTTCTTTTAATTTAAATGTAAAACCACATCTATCACAAATTCCTAGTGCTTTAGAAGCTTTTGCATATGCCATAATTAATAAACAGTTCCACCTGGAACAAATTTTACTGCAGCTCTTTCTCTATCTGCGTCAGAAACTTCATCCCATAGTTCTAAATATCTACCTCTGATCATATTAACTTTATTTAAAGCTTCAGGCTCTTTACAAGCTATGTTATAAGCTAAAGCATATGTTAAACATGGTAAATATCTAGCTGGTACATCTGCATTGTTAGAAGCAACTGAACCAGCGTCT